CCACCACTTAAGGTTAAGCCGTAGGGGGTTAATCGCTTTTGCGACCTCCTCCTGCGCCTAGCTGGGCTAGTGGATCATTGATCGACTGCCAAGAGTGGAGCAACTTCCAAGCGAGGACCCCCCTCACTCCATCGACTCTAGCGGTGCGTGGGATCTAACAAGTACCCCACGCAGTCGCGAAGATATCTTTGGAAGGAGGACCCTCCCATCCGCCATGACCGGCAGCATTAAGCGCTACCATGAGAACGCTCACTGGTGTTACCCAATGGCCGTCTCTTCACGAGGGAATCAGGACTTCTTCCTAGCCTGAATGGATTGATTAACCAGGTCCGCGGCTCGCGGATCTAATCTTTCGATCAAGACAGGTTTAGAGGAACCCTTCTTCCTTTTGCGATCACCGCGGGAAGGCAAGACGTGATGGTTGTTGATCACATTGACCAGATCTAACAGATCGATCTCTGTGACCGCCAACGCACGCATCTTTGCAATACCGCGGCACATCGCCGTGAGGTGATTTAGGATGGTTGCTTTGGAAGAAGCTATGGTCTTGTTTCGCCTTGTTGACAGAGTCGCAAAGGGATCGAGGAACAACTGAACATCTAGATGCAACCAATGCATCAGATTATCAGAGTCTCTCACCCGATGTGCTTTGTCAAACTCCAACTGGAGCTCTGATATATTTCTTATCAGGACTCCAAAAGGAGGTAAGGCGAACAGTAGCGATTGGGCATCCAACCCTTCAGGCACCAAGTGCGCGAACTTTTGCAATTCCAACTGGAATCTGCTAAGTTCTTGCACTTGGCGCTTGATGGCGGATTCTAGGACCCTTGCCTTGCACTCGTTTAAGTAGATCCCGATAAATTCGGAACTCTTCCTAAAGGAGAAGCAACCAAGGATCCCTCCCAAGACGATCGAGCCGAGTTTCTCGCACTTGATACGTCGAAGGAGTCTACTATCTTCTCGCGAAGGTAGCAGATAGAACTTCCACGCTTTTTCGGCTAAGCGATCTGACAGACCGCCCCGTCCTAAAAGCAGGAAGAACTCCGCCAACAAGCCCCGGGAAACCAAGCTGCTCGTACGTGATAACCATCGCGCCTCGACTTCTCTGAACCAGGTCGCCACTTCGTAATAGGAAATGTGACGGATCAACGCGGTTGGTACCGTGTTTTTCCACTCACTTTTCTTTACAAAGCGGACGGCCTCGAACAGCGAACCGAGGGGAGCTCCGGTTACCTCCTCCCCAAAGTGAATCCATCTCTTAGCAAATTCATACGTATCATTCGACACGTGTGTCTTTGTTTCAGAGACTTTCACTCCTAACACATCAAGAAGCGTCATGTACTCTTTAGCGACGTGTTCGTCTGTTAAAACGATATCGTCACCAAGGAGGACATACTTATCCCAAGTTATGGGATAACCGGCGCGTTTGGCACACAGCCGAACGATCGCATGATGTGATATTGCGAATGTAGTCCAAGAGCTATAGGCACCCATTGGTTGGCCGGCTCCGTAGCGTACGGAACCAGCGCCTTTGGGGAGCTTATATTCTCGGTTACACAGCAAATCATACCATGCAGCCGCGTACTCAGGTGAAATTAGGGCCGCTAAGATCGCTCTCTGTAGGGTTACAGGGAGACGGTCCGTTGCGGAACTCAAATCACAAGAGTAGTATGGCCCTTGACGTGGTAGTTTGGTTCGGAAGCTACCTTGGTCAAAGGTACAGTCAGGTTTAAGGCTCCGCAAAAGCGCAAACTGCGCCTTATGCAAAGGCTCAAAACATGTCTGTGTCCAATAATCAAGGATAGCAACGATTCGGCATTTGGCTTCCTTGTCCTTGATGTAACTCAACCGACTGATTATCCCTTTCGGGGTGATCTTAAGTTGGGTACACCAAGCAAGGGGGCTGACTTGTCGAACGAGGTCAATCGCTTGGATTAACTTCTCCCCCCCACAGAGCTTCAGGTTAACAATCTGACTCTCTGTAAGAAGGGAAGCATCCTCGATTGATCCGACCAATGCTTGCGCATTTGGACCAGATTTGGTCGACACGTGTGGGCGCTCCCATAAGGGAACGTCCAGCTTCCAACCCAGGTCCCTCACAATAGCTGTTAGCTCCTCTTCCAAACAGGAAGGATATGGAGCCGCAGGTAAAGTGATGGGATCCAGGTCGGGTGCCTTCGATCCTTCTATGAGACGAACTAACCCTAAACAGGTCAGCGCGTAACGTAGATTGGAGCGAGCACGCGTCCGGAACAACTCAACTAGAGGGAACACCGCAGCGTGCGGTAGTCCATCTTGGTCAAGTTGAACCCCAAATCCAGGCGACTCTTTAAGTGGCTGGCCACACATGTACCGCGTACACGCAAGCCGGATCGATTTGATCCAGCCCACAGTGTCCACGGGACCACGTGTGTCTGCCCGCTTAAGGATAAGCCTAGTCCATTGATCAAGTAACCCCTTGTCTACGTTAACACTTAAGTATGCCTTGTTGAGGAATGTAATTACAATCCTCGCGAGGTTTAACTTTAGTTTCAACATAGTCATGGTTCTTGTTATGTTCTGGAATGGATGCCGGATCATCGTTGGGGATGAATCACCGGAGCGCCGTCCAAACGCTAGGACCGACCCTCCACCATCATTACTAATGGTGAAGGCGGGTCACCCAAGCTAAGGACACGATGGGATCGTGTGAGTAGCTCGGATTATCGCCCCCCATGG